CTTCTTGTGGTCTTTCTGGTGCTTGATAATCTTTATCAAGTAGAAGGAATTGTGATATAAGATCCGAGAATCTTTGCTGAGATATAACCATAGTTATCTCATCAGTCTGTGCTACACCAAACTTTGTCAATAGATCTCCACCACCTTGGAATCCATCAAAGTTCTCCATGTATGCTTCTATTAAATATGCATCATTAAACTCACCAATTACTTCCTCATTAAATATACCGTCCTTTTGCATAATCTCTCTAGGACAATAGAGAACATCCATTCCAAACATTTTGAGATGTTCTTCTACTAGGTTTTGCAATAGGTGCTGTTCGTTCCTAGTGCCATGTGTAAAGTAGGTGGTTCTTGCCATTATCCGATCATGTCTAGAGGTGGTGTCTCATACTTAGATATCATTTCTTCTTCTAGTTTTTCTACTTTTGCCTTACCTTCGTTGTATATAAATTCACCATTCATTGTAATTCCACCTGGCAATTGTGTTCCTTGGAATTTAATTAAGTTTGCACCCCACTGTCTTTGTATAAGTGCAGATACATATCTCTTTAACCAGATGTCATTATACACATCAGCAAACTGAGAGGGATCTACCGCACGATAGCATTCTAGAACTAAGAACTGATCTGCAGGAACATCAGTCTTAAAATCTAGGTCAAGATATAATCTATCACCACGCATCTGATATCTAATCTGTTTCTGTCCCTCTAACAGATAGTAGATATCTTCCAATCTTCTATTGACCATTTCATATGTAAGAATCTCTGTCTGTGTAAGATCCCAAAGGTCATTTAGTCTCCACTGATACCTAACGTCAAATAAGTTTGTGACATTCTTAGATGTAAAATCAAATACTTTGACAACAGATGTCACGTATGGTGGCATCTTAAGATAATTGTTCTGCTCTTTAAATGTAATAGTTTGATTATTAGATGTTCCGTTAGTTACAGTAGTGTCAGTATCAGTAACCATTGCATCTTTCATTAGTTGATTATACTGAACTTTTAAATGAGTTCTAATATAACCATCCATATGTCTCTCATTATAAAACTGGATAGCATCATCCACTAGATCACTAATCTGATCATCTTCAATGTTTATTTCTAGGACAGGTGCACCGTTTTGACGTAATGCATAATCTATAAGTCCTTCTCTGGTTGATGGAGTTGCCATGTTAGGTAGGATTGATGTTGAATCTAATTCTTACATAATATGTAGTATCAGATGCTAAATTTACAGCACCTGGCAATGTGTAAGAATTTAGGTTTGTGGAATTACCAAGAGATTGGTGAACAATAGTTCCAAATGTATTTGCAGGAGAGAACTGCCAATCACTAGATGTATGCTGATACCCTGCCTTCATTGCAATAGCATCAACATTTATAGTTGGGTTAAATGCAGGAACGATAGTTTGTATTTCTGGTTGATCAACTAAAGGTGTTGTAAAGTTGACTGCAGCAGAGTATGCACTCTCTAATCCATTGTTATCTCTAAACTTAACTTGAACTGCATATGTAGTATCAAAATCTAATGTTGCAGATGGAACAGTCAATGATGTCAAGTTACCAGTGTCACCACTTGCAAACGACTGAGTAGTATCATAAACGGTTACGTTGTCTATGACTCTTCTAATTCTCCAGAATGTAGAGAAGTGTGTCTGGTTTGCATATTCAACAACAAAAGGTGCAGTATTGATAATAGGTTGTCTAGAGAATGTTCTATTTGTATCTGGATCAATAACTGGTGTGACACTCGCAGGACCTGATGTAAATTCTGATTCATTAACAGTTAGTGTAGCAGCACTTGATGTTACTGTAGTTGCATTAGCATTTGTCAATACACAACGGAACTGTTCTGCAGGAGTTGTTGGGAAAACTGTAGCAGGAGTTGTATATGATGCTGAGTTTGCACCATTTATATCTGACCAGTTAGCACCAGAGTTTGTTGATATTTGCCATTGATAAGTTATGATGTCACTTGTTATAGAAGCAACAATGGTAAAGGTTGCGGTTCCTCCTTCAATAACAGCAGTAGAGTTTGGTTGTGTTTGAATTGATATAACACGTAAGACTGTGAGTTCTCCATGTGTAGAAGTAATATCTGCTGCAGAACCTACAAGAGAAACAACACTTCTGTAACGATCTGCATTATCATTAGCAAATACTAGAGTTGGTGTTGTGTATGCTGCACTGGTTGCTCCACCAACAGGTGCATAGTTTGCACCACCGTCATCAGATCTCTCCCACTGGAATGTTGGAGTTCCACTACTTGTAGACGCTGCGACTGTAAAGGTTGCAGTCTCACCTTCATTACCAGTTTGATTAGATGGTTGTGCAGTGATAGAGAATGTTCTTAAAACTGTTAGTGCAACTGCATTGGTTGTTGCATCTGCTGCAGCACCGACTGCACTGATAACACAGCGATACTGATCATTATGATCATCTGCATATGTTGTAAGTCCTGTTGTATATGACGGTGAAGTTGCTCCACCTATAGGATTCCATGCACCCCCGCCATCATCTGATTTCTCCCACTGATATGTTACGCCAGGTGTATGTGATGACTGTCCTTCAAGACCACCGCCTCCCCCACCACTAGGAGTATCAAACTGATCTACCTCGAATGAAGATGATGCAGCGTTACCTCCTACAGGTGACATTGTTACACCACCAAGTGTAGTAAATGTTGCAGTCTGTCCTTCATTAACTGTTGCAGGACTTGGTTGAGATGATACAACGACTGTTACAGTTTCTACTTGTAATGTAGCAGCATTAGATGGTGTAGTTGTTGCACCAGCTGCTGACAATAAACAACGGTATTGATATTCGTCATACGCTGTAGTTAACGTAGGAGTAGTGTAAGTTGATGTGGTTCCACCAGTTCCTTCAGATACATCAGACCATGAAGATCCATTTGTAATTGATACTTGCCACTGGTATGTAATATCTCCTGCATCATTATCAGATGTATTTGCTGCAACACCAAATGATGATGTCCCACCAACTGCACCAGTTGTATTAGTTGGTTGTGATGTAATGTTTATAGTTCTTTGAACAAACAATCTAACAGAATTAGAGATAACTTCACTTGCACCTGTTGCATTCAGTTTACATTGGTAGAAGTCACCGTAATCATCATCATAATTTGTAGCACCAGTAGTATAAGTTGTAGTGTTAGCACCACTTAAATCACTATAGTTAATACCGTCACCATTCTCAGACTTCTGCCACTGATATGTAATATTAGCACCATCTAAAGTAGAACCAATTGCTGTGAATGATCCTGCAGCAGGAGCAATAGGTTGAGAGTTAACTGGTTGTGTATCTACAGTTATTACTCGGAATACTGTTAATGTAACTGCATTAGAATAAGATGGTTGAACTGCAGTTGCTGTATCTAATTTACAACGATATTGGAATGTATTTTTTGCAAAGTCGTCATCTACAGTTAGTGTATTTGTAGTTGCTCCACTATATCCACCACCATTGGATACTGTTGCCCAACCTACACCACCATTAACTGAGAACTCCCATTGGAATGTAATTGTAGATCCATCATCACTAATACCCGCTACAGGTCCGAAAGAAACTGTTCCACCAGATCCTGCTTCTATACTACCGCTTGTTGGTTGTTGTGTAACAGAAATTAGAACACCTGTTCCAGTTGTCGTGAATGCATATGCTCTAGCATTTTGAGTTACATTCTCAGTAACAGTAAAGTTGAATGTTGTATCAAGATAATCGGATGTAACAGTTCCAGACAAGTTACCTGTCGCAGTATCAAAAGTTAATCCAGATGCACCTATTGCATCTCCACTTAGAGTATATGCCTCAAAGGTTGGTTCAGATGCAAATGTTTGTCCCGATAAACCTAAGTCCACATTGACAGTATCACCATTAGCATATGTTCCAAGAGTTCCAGCTGAAGTTGTCCAAGTTACATTTGTATCAATAAATGGATAGAACATACCACGTGCTGTGGTTAAGGATGCACCAGTTCCGTTATAGTTAAAATCAACACCAGTATCAACTGGGTAATAAACAACAGGAGAACTAGTATTGTTTGATTCTTGTGTATCTGTTTGAGATGTTAACGATGCACTTGTAGCTACCACACCATCAATACTCTCATGAGTTAAGGCAGCATCATCTATAAGTGCCAAGTAATTGTTTGATCCACCACCAGTTGTTCCTGCAGTAGCATTGTTAGGTGCTTGTAAAGTAATGCTATTATTAACAGCACTTTCTGCTTGTATTGTCAACCATCCAGATTGTGATAATGTTGATACGTTAATACCACCAACTATGACACCACCACTACCGCCAGGTGCACTTGTCACTGTGATAGTTCCTATCATGCCACCATGATTACCACACTGATAATAATATGTTCCTGCTACATTTGGTGTCCAAGATACCGTTGCATTTCCTGTAGAACCTTGACCAGTAGCATTTGGAGTGGTTACATTACTACCACCACTTGATACTCTGATATAGAATGGGTGAACACTTGATACATTACTTAAGTTAAAATTGATTGTATCTCCAACATACACACCTACCCCTGCGTTGTTGCCACTAACAGCACCGTTTCTATCAGTTCCATTAAGTGTATAGAAACTGGATGATGGTGCAGTTGTTGTTAGATTGTAAGTTGTAGGTGTAGAAGATCCTGCTCCTGCTGTAGAACCTGTGGTTCTAAGTTGACATTTTTTACCTACATTTCCTAAGAAATGTGCAGAATCAGCTGGATTAAATTTTACCTCTAAAAATGAATTGCCTGATAAAGTGACATATGGATTGTCTATAAGTTTCTTATCCACCATACTATTTGTAGGATAGTTGCCATGTGTTCCTGTCCTAATATCACCTGTTGATCCCGTGGTTCTTGCGAATGCTTTTGCTAATCCCGTTAGATTATTTGTGGTTAATGTATATCCATTTTTACCACACCATGCTGCAATGATACCCGCAACAATAGGTCCTGAGAATGACGTTCCATTTATGTGTTCAAAATTTCCTGTGCTTGTGTATGGAGTATTAGCAGTCCAGTCATACTTTGGACATAGAACTCTTTTGCCTGGTGCAACTGTAGTACAACCTGATCCATAGTTAGAAAAGTGTGCCCATCTATCATTGTATTCTGTAGCACCCACTGTAATTTTGTTTTGGTTTGTATCTACATTGTTGATACCACCATTACTATTATCTGCATATCCTGCTGTTCTTGCACCCGCTACACACTTAGTTTGTAAAGGTCCTGAACCAACTCCACTTGAATCTTTAAATCCATTACCCGCAGATCTAACAATAATAATATTATTTTGTGATGCTATTGTTCCTTCAATATCATCTAGCATTTCTTCATCAGTTCCTGAGTCAGCACCAGAATCATTTAACTCAATATTAGGTGAGTTGAATGAAGGGATGCTAGGTCCGAAAGATGCGTTGATGACAGCTGGATTATTATTACCTTTGTAATTCGCATCATTGCTGTCGTTATGATCTATAACTGCTTGATATGCACCCAGTATTGCACTGTAAGAACCACTTACTAAATTATCAAATGCCTTTAGTGAATATATTTTTGCACGTCTAGATACTCCAGCTGTTCTTCCAGCTGCAAGAATAGCACATTGAGTTCCATGTCCTGCATCATCTTCGTTGTTACTGCCATAAGCACCCGCGTAGTGTGACAACTGATTTACTCTATAGTTCTGTTGTTCAGCAGTTCCGTTTAAGTCAGTAACAAAATCTGGATCATATAACTCAGGATGCAGAGCTGCGTTGTTACCTGTGGGTCTAGATGCACCACGAACACCAGAGTCAATGATGTAAATATCCACACCATCACCATCTGCGTTTGATGATTGACTAAATTGTCTGTTTAAATATTGCCTATCTTGTTTTGTAATTCTATCTAAGTGCCAATAGTCATGGATACTTATAGTTCCAAATCTGTAGTCTCTAGCATTAGTTCCTACATTAGTCCAGATTCCCATTCTGGAATGCATTGTACAATAATAGTATATGATAGATGGTGTAGACGCAGTAACACTTATGGTTGTCTGTCCATCTGTGCCAGGCGTTCCTGTAACTGTAACTCCTGTAGTTAGTTCTGTTCCACCAGTTGTGTGTATACCATCTTGTGTTTCAGAAAATCTTAATGGATGGTTTGCATTAGACGAGTCACTTTGATCAAATGTATAAGTTCCACCTTGCAAAAATCCAGATTGGTTGGAACTTCTGGTATATGTTCCACCCTGTGTTTGTGAGAATACGTAGTAATTATTACCGCTTATATTTTGAACTTTTACATATATTGTACCAGAACCAGTTGTAGTTAAACTTCTTGTATTACTTGTTGCTTGTCCTGATGCAGGAGTATTTTCACTAGGAGTTCCAGAGGTCTCAATTAAAAGAGACGCTCCCTCATTATAGTCTGCTGCTTTATATACTTGATTATCCCATACTGCACGTTTAACCACA